ACAAGGTTGTGAGGGGTAACTTCGGTATGTTGCGTGGTAATCCCCTTAATTTGCTGGGCCTCATCGCCGATGATGCGGTCGCTAGCATGGGCGAGGATATCTCAAATCTAGCTGGGGCTGTTGCCGTTTGGACTGCGGACAAGGTCAAGAAGGCTTTGCGCTCATGGTGGTGGAAGAAGTGGGAGTCCATCAGTCCCAAGCTCATGACTATGATGAAGATTGCTGCGGTTCTCGCGGGGCTCGGAGTCACATACCGCTTTCTACGCAAAGAGTTCCCAGAGCACTTCGAGGACCAGGACCCTCAGGTCTCAGTTGAGGAACTCAATAGTGTTGGTCGCACACCTGCCAGGGGCACTGATACCGAGAATGTTTGGCGAAAAGAGACCTATGCACCCAGTGAACCCTTGGGTAGACTCTCGGTTGCGTGGGCCTCCTTAGACCTAACTAAGGTTGCGTCACTGGTCTCCAGGAACACTGTTTGGTGCAGGACCGACCATGGGGAGGGTCGCCACAGTACTTTCAGAGCCCTGTGCTTGGGTGGGCATGTGTATGTCGTACCCAACCACGTGTTGCCCATGCATTGCCAAGATTGGATGATGCAGGTGATACATGAGAACGATTCAGAGGGGTGTAACGGTAACATCAAGTTCAGGATGATGCGGTCATCGGTTCTGTCCCACCCTGATAAGGAGTTGGCTTTCTTCGAGATCTTGCACATGCCCGTGCGTAGAAATCTTATGGAGTTACTCCCACCTCGGAACAGTACCTTTGATGGACCCGGCCGTATGTGTGTGCGACAGGCCAACGGTAGCCTAAAGTACATCACAGTTAAGAGAGCCATGCTTAAGCCCGAGCAAACCCTCCCCCAATTTGCCATTGTGGCAGATGTTTGCCACAGTATTATGGAAGCCGACACATCGAATGGTGAATGTGGTTCTCCAGTGGTGGTGGCACTTGGTCACGGGTACACTATCGCCGGTGTCCATTCACTGGGCGGTAGTAACCTCGTTTCACTGGGTCCAGTGGTGTATCGCGAATTGGCCAAGGAAGTCGTTGCTCATTTCGGTAGACCCATTATTGAGAGTGATGCGCCCGATCTACGGGAACAAGCGTTCACCACCAATGTGAGTACTAGGTGCACTGCTCGATTCATCGAGGAGGGCACCGTGCAGGTGTTTGGTTCATTTGAGGGTTTTAAGAGGCAACCCAAGAGTACGGCTTGTGACACCCTGTTAACGCCCCACCTCATCGCCAGGGGTTTCGAAAAGAAGCATGGACCTGCACCCATGAAGGGGTATACGGCTGTTCATCTGGCCTTGAAGCCAATGGTTATGAAGACCCATCTTTTCGACACCACGAGGCTGATAGAATGCACTGATGCCTTTTTCAATGACGTTATCTGTGAGTTGCCGCGGGATTCGTTGGATGAGTTGCGGATGCCCTTCAACTTGGATGTTGCAGTCAATGGTATGCCGGGTGTGAAGTTCGTGGACTCTATGAACTTCAACACCAGCGCTGGTTTCCCGTACAACAAAAGCAAAAGATTGTTCATGAGTGTCGCACCCGCATTTGGTGAGTGGCAGCACCCTGTTGTGATCTCGGACACCATCAAACAAGAGGTGGCCTTGATATGGACAAAGATGTCAGAGGGGATACGATGTTGCCCCATCTTCATGCAGCACCTAAAGGATGAGGCTTTGCCTCTCCGGAAGGTCAAGGCTGGCAAAGCCAGGGTCATGATGGGAGGACCTTTCGCATGGAGCATTTGTGTCCGCATGGCTCTTTTGCCGTTTGTGAGAGTGATGCAGATGCACAAGTACGTTTTTGAGTGTGCACCAGGTACCAATGCGACTTCGTATGAGTGGCAGAGATTGTATGAGTACCTCACCGCCTACGGGACTGATAACTTCATCGGTGGGGACTTTCAAACTTTTGATAAGAGCATGGGAGCACTGGTCATTCTCGAAGCCTTCCGGTTCATCGCTCGCATAATCGTTGCCGCGGGTGGTTCAGAAGTGGACGCCCGGCGCGTATTCGTGATAGGTGAGGATGTCGCTTTCGCCTTTTGCAATTACAACGGTGATCTCATGATGTTCTTTGGGTCTAACCCATCAGGGCACCCTTTGACCGTGATCATCAATTGCATTGTCAACAGCCTCTACATGCGGTACTGCTACCGGGGGCTGAATCCAAATGAGGAGGTGTGGAGCTTTAAGAAGAATGTTCGCCTCATCACCTACGGGGATGACAATGGTTCCACCAGTTTGGTTGAGTGGTTCAACCACACAGCTCTGGTTGGGGCTTTGGCAGAAGTGGGCATCATCTACACCATGGCGGACAAGTCCACGGAATCGGTGGCGTTTATCTCAATCGACCAATTCACTTTCCTGCAGCGTGGGTTTAGGTGGTCCGAGGACCTCCAGTGTTTTGTGGCAATTCTGAATAAGGATTCAATCTGGCGGAGTGTCATGATCCAGGTCCCCAGTACTACGGAAACACCACAGAAACAGATCATTGACACGGTCCGTTCTGCAGTGTCGGAGTTGTTCCTGTATGGGAGGGAAGAGTTCGACCGTGGGGTCAAATTGTTCAAGGAGGTGGTTGAAGCCGCTGATTTGAGCATGTACGTTGAGAAGGGCACTTTCCCGGCGTACTCTGCACTGCTTGCCAGGTATGTGCAGGTGTCCAAGGACTACATAGCACTGGAACCATCCACGACAAAGAAGTTGCTGGGTCCTGTGCGTTGGAAGATTTTGGACGAAGACTTGGGCGTTGCTGACACGTCCACCCTTGTGGAAAGCCAAACATCAGCCCCTGAAGACAGTTACTGCTCATTGTCAGTTCAATCCTTGTGCAAGGTCAATGAGAGTGTGGGTCATCAGGTGACATCGGAGGGGCATGTCCCCAAGGTCTTTTTTAGGACCGGAGTTCCCGGTGCTCCAAATCATGAGGATTGCGGGCGATCAGACGGGTGTGAGATAGTCCAAAGAAAGGCACCTACTAACAACACAACAACAATGAGCCAGGGAGAGCTCGTAAATCTGCCCAACTTGGCATCTTTGGTGCCACAATCCGAGGAACTGGAGGACGGTGTCGTCCAGATGTCCACACATGAGAACCTGATGTTTGCCGATGCCGGTGATAGTGGGTCGATGGGAACGCCCATGGTCACTTATCGTCCGGATGGGGATGAGATAGCCCATCTTGGTTCTTACCTCAGTCGGCCCGTAGTCATCAACAGCTTTTCATGGGCCGAAGGTGCGACACCGACCTTGTTGAACCAATTCTTACCATGGTCGCTGTTTTTCAACCATCCACCCATTCGGAACAAGTTGACCAATTTTGCGCGATTGAGAGCGAAGTTGCATCTGAAGTTTGTGGTGAACGCTTCACCGTTCTACTACGGTGCGGTGAGAGCAGCGTATTGCCCGCTTGATGGTGGTCTGCGTGACATTGTTGAGACGGTGGGCGATCAGGTAAAATTTTCCCAATTTCCCGGTAAGATGATGTACCCGGCTGAAATGACCACATTTGAGATGGACCTTCCGTTCCTGTGGCCAAGGGCTTGGTTGAACTTGGAGGACCTGAGCGAATTTGATGAAATGGGGCGTGTGTCCTACATCAATTACTCGAATCTCCGGAGCGCCAATGGTACCACGGGTCAAAATGTCACGATCACGTGTTATGCTTGGGCCACTGATGTCGAATTGGCAGGACTGACCTCTGGACTCGTAATGCAAGCCGACGAGTATTCAGATCCGGGACCAATCAGTGGACCAGCTTCCGCGGTTGCTTCCGTGGCGTCCAAATTATCGGATGCGCCCATTATTGGTGGGTTGGCCCGAGCCACCGAAGTGGGGGCCTCGGCCATCAGTAGCGTGGCACGCATGTTTGGTTACAGTAACCCACCGGTGGTTTCAGATGTGATGCCGTACATGCCGAAATCTTTCCACGCGTTTTCAAGTGTGGACACCAGTGTTCCGAGTGATAAACTCTCAGTGGATCCCAAGAACGAGGTGACTATTGACACGCGTGTGGCAGGGGACACAGGCGGAGATGACCTCGTCATCACCAACTTTTGTGGGCGCGAGAGTTGGATTGCTGGTTCGCTGTGGACTGAAGCGTATGCCCCAGGCACCCAGATCATGGTGATTCCAGTCACACCTCGGACATTCTCCGTCAACGCAGGAACTGGGCAAACACTGGTTAATGCCACTCCAGCGTGTCATGTCGCGACGATGTTTGAACAGTGGAGAGGGTCCATGACCTACAAATTTCACTTTGTGAAGTCTCGTTACCACACAGGACGGATCCAGATTTCCTGGGACC